TTTACCACCTGGTTTTACTTTGCCACTACATACTGCTGATGCATACATATTTGCATATGCTGATGGATATACATCAAATTTTCTTTTAGCTGCAGCCTTTCCTTTAGGACAAAGTTTTGCCATTATTTCATTTTTTTCATTATATTAGCTAAAACTTTAGAATGAGCTGCATGTAATTTAGATGCTTTATTTAAAGCAGAACTAATTTCTTTTAACTTACTTTGTACATTACCACCATCTTTAGCATAACCCATTTTATTTCTAACTTTACGTGGTAATTTTTTTAAACCAGGATTATTAGGTTTCTTTAACATTTAGCATCTCCATCTTTTTCTTGCTTGTCTTAATCTTGAATTAGGATTCTTTGCAGCTTTAGGAAACTTTTTCATTTGTCCTGCAGAACGTGCACAATAACTTTTTCTTCTTGATGCACGTTTACCTGTAGGACTTTTTTCTGTTACTGCAGTTTGTAATTTACTTCCAGGATTTTGCCTTCTATATTTAGCAACTCCTTTCTTTGTCATGCCTGCACCTTTTTTAGTTGGTCTTTTATAACCACCTTTTATGGTCAAGCCTTTCATATTACTTTTTTTTCGTGTAGCCATTACTTCTTAACTAAACTCCCACCAAAATATAATCCAATAATTGCTGACATTAAATGTGTATCAAGTGGTGTAATAATAACACCATTAAATACTTTATCCATAACTACTTCTTTTTTATCTATTAAGAACCAAAAACCAGGTTCAAACTCTGTCCATGTAAGAACAACATTTACATCAGAAAATACTGGAACTAATTTAGGAAATGCAATGATAAAAAATACTGCTGTTAATGCAATAATTCTACGTGTCCATTGAAATCCTTTATTATCATACTCTCTTGCTTTGTTAATTTCATCCATTTGAAACTTACCTCTAGCAAGAAGCATTTTCTGTTGATTAGCTTTTTCTTTTGCTTTCTGTCCCCAAATGGTCATCATACCACCTAGTAAACTAGAACCTAGCATTGTCAACATTTCAATAGGTAAACCAGCTAACATTAATTAACTCCTATTTTTTCTTTTCACTCATCCAAAATCCTGCAGCACCTGCAACACCACAACCTATTAGACATAGCATTTGCCATGTAGAATTAGGAACTATAATACCACACATGGCTAATATAGCTGCTATTCCAGAATATGATGATGGTTCTTTTAGTCTTGCTTTTATTTTATCCATGTATTTTTCCTCCATATTGTTTAGCAACTAATTGTTGCCCTTTGTTGTCTACTTTGTAGACTTTACCACCCATAGGTCTATTTACAATATTTTTATATACTTTACCACCCATAGGTCTTTTTACCATTTTTTTACCATACATATTATTTTACTCCAATATTAGAGATTGATTGAGTATCTATAGAAAATGATTCTCCTTGAGGATAGTCAACATCAGATACAGCTTCAATAGGTCCTTTTACTTGTGGTCCTTTACGTGCTGCTCCATATCCTTGTCCTGTAGGAACACCATTTATATCACTTAATTTTTTATTAATAGTCACTCTACCCTGTGAACCTATTATTTGATCATTATTATAAGTGGGCATTATTTTCTCCTTTTTCTTCCTTTATTAGCCAGTTGTTGAAATTTCTTTTTACCATATTTTTTACGACCTATCCAAGCAGCTAATGCTTTAGATCCTGTTTTCTTTACTAAATTTTTAAATCTTTTTCCACTACCAAGTTTAGGTTTTTTAATTTGCTTAGATACTTTTGATCTATTAATAGCCATTAATTAGTACCTTGTATAACTGGTGTTGGACCTCCAGTAGGACTTGCTGGAGTTTGCATATCATCTCGTCTTGTTCTTCTTGCTTGATTACGAAGAGCATCTATTGAATTTTTATATTTACCTTCCCATGCTTGAAGGACTTGAAAATCTTTTATAAAATAATTTGCTTCTATCATACATGCTGCAAATAAAGCATTGTAACAACTTTCACTAAAATAATTAGATGTTGTTGCACTTGTATCTGTAGCACTTGCTAAAGCTAATGGTCGTTTTGTATATTGTATTTCACCTGCAACTGTAGATGCTGGAGTAGGTACAATATAAATTTGTGAATTAGTTTTTCTTGCATAGTATCTTGGAGTACCTGTAGATGCACTTACAAATCCCCAATAATCTATTGCATATTCGTATGTTCGTTGTAATAAATTTGTTTTTATATTTGTTGCACTAGCTGTATAATTTACATTACGTACTACTAAAGCTCCATCAGGTAAACTAACAACAGGATTAGATGCTGATATAGCAACTGATGCATAAGTATCAAGAGCTACATCATCTAATTCTTTTATTAGACGACCTTCTGCTTTTTCAACAAAATAAGGTATTTGAGTTTCAAATTCTGACGAATCATTTTCTATTGTATTAATGATGTCAGTTTTTAAATATGAATAGTTAGGCATATAATTATCCTAATACTAGAGTTACACCACCTGCATCAGGTGTGCTTACACTTACTGTGCCTTCACACTTTACTCCTACTTCACCCATATAAATATCTTGTGTTCCACTTGCAGCAACTTGGAATTTAATTTTACTTCCATTTTTATCACCTATATCAAATGTACCAGCTACAGTAGAATAAGCATGTACAGCAAGTATACGAGTTACATGAGGTAAAGTTACAGCAATAGAATTTCCTGCATTATCTGTAGTACTCACAACTTGTGGAGAAACAATAACACCATCACCTGATTTAAAAGCTGTAGTTATATTTGTAGACATATATCTTTCCTTATATTATAGAGGAGGAGAATATCTCTACTCTCCTCCAATATTTATAATTAGGCTCCTTGATTTCCAAACCAACCACGCCAGTCAGAAACACCAAAAGAATATCTTTCACGTGCTTTGAAACGTAAGTTGCCAGTATCGAAATCTGGTTCCATTTTAGTTTGTAATGGAGTTCTATTAAACATTTTAGTACCATTAGGTACGTCTGTTTTAATGAACCAAGCATTTACATCTGTAAATCTTCTGTTCACATAGAATCCATCAGGCAATACACCTAGATGTCTAATAGCATTGATGTCATTATTAGCTCCACCAGTTGTACCTGGAGTATTTAATAATTGATCTGCTGTAAACAATAGGTCTGTTGGTACGTGTAATGAAACACCTGAAGCACCTACAAGAATACCACGATCATCAGTAGTTTTTTGTATCTGAATGATCGCTGCTTCTATAGTACCTTCAGCTATAGCTGCTGCTGTAGTAATGTTTGTTACTGTACCAGTACCTGTTACTGGGTGTGCTGCACTAAACATAGGTACACCATCACCTTGATTTGTTGTAAAGCCATTGTTGTACAAGTCAGCAGCTTTTTGCTGTTTTGTACTTGCCATAGCTCTTGCTAATCCTTTTGCTCTTAGTTTTGCAAAAGTATCATATAGATTATCTTCCATAGCTTCTTCAGTTACTGCGAATGCTAATGCAACAGTTTCGTTTGTATACCTTGAAGTATAACTTTCTGATGCATCATCATAAACAACAGCAGCACCTTCACCTTTAGTAGGTGCAGCACCAAAACCTGTGAAGAGTACTTCTTCTTCAAAAGCTCTGTCTGATGATTCTATTTCGTATAATGGTTTGTGTTCGTCTTCCACGCTGCCATATTCTATTCCAAAAACTGCATTCAGTCCAGGAAGTAGCTCTTTGGCAATACTTGCTCTATTAATAGCCATTTAATTATTCCTTTCCTAATTAAGCTGTTGAAACAGTAGTTGTTATATAATTGTCCATATGTGAATTAATACGTACTTCATACCAAGGATATGCGTCTGTCACACCTGCTGATGCTCCAATACCTTCATCCCAAGGTGCTCTACGTATTACTCTCATATGACTTGTTGCTTGTGTTGGACCAGATGCATCTAAAACATAGGCACTATTACCTGTTTTAGTTGATCCTGTTGCTAGAATCCAAGGTGCATTATATACACCAACTCCCATACCTGCTGAAGCAGTTACTGTTGCATCTGCTTGTATAAAGTATGTTTGATCTGGATCTCTTGAAACATGGATCTTAACATCTGTGGCTGTGGTTCCTCCTGTCCAGTATCTACTAAATTCTTGATTTCCTGAAGCGTCTACATAACTAATTCCTTGGAATACTCCTGCTGTTTTAACTGTTACGTTAGCAGGACTTGGAATTATTGTACCTAATGAATCAATGACTATAGGATCTCCTGTAAACATTGTTGTAGGCAATAATGCTGATGCAACCTTTGGGGAAACATTCAAATCAATAGTGTCAATACCAGTAGAGTTAGAACCTGAACCATTTTTTCTCGCTAGTACAAGACCACGAGAAGCGTCTACTGATGCCATTTTCTTTCTCCTTTATTATAAGTAATAAAAGGATTAATCCTGAAAGTTAGGTTGTCTTCCTGTTACTACTTTAGATTTACTGTTATTAGAAATAGGCATACGAGAGTTATTATTACCCATGAGTTGCGAATTAATCGCATCATTCATGGCTTTACTTTTATCTCTGTAAAACTTACTTCTAGCTTCGTATTTAGCAGTTGGGATTTTTGCTAATCCTACGTCAGCACGACAGACTACCCCTGCATATCTACCTTCATCTCTCACGAAAGATGTTGCACTCATTTCAGGAACTTCAGCCAAGTCAACAAATTGCCAGCCTTCTTGCATTTTCTTACCTATATGTTTGACATCATCTTGACCTTTAAGTGTCATTCTTAACCATCCTAATGTCATACCTTCGCTGGTAAAACGATCTTTAACTGCTTGGGGAATATGAACTACATCTTGTTCTTCAAATGTATATTCAACTTCTTCTCTAGCTTCTTGTTTTCTAGTTTCTTGTTCTCTTAAATCAGAACTACGTGTACTATTAATTCGTGTCATCTATTTTCCTCCACGCTGCATATTTATTGTTGTATACTCTCCTTCAGCTTTATCAGCTTTTTGTTTTTCAAGAGCATACTGTTCAAGTGGTATATTCCATTTGTTAGCTAATCTAATATCTTCTTTTGATAGTTTAACTTTCTTACTAGAACCTGGAGAGCTGCGAGATGCTCCAGCCACCACTTGAGCAGGTTTTGACGCTTCTTCCTGCTTACGAACTTCCTCAACTGGAGCAGCTTCTTTAGCTGCAAACTTATGAGGAAATGTTTCTCTCATCCTACGATCTATCTCAGTATAATATTCTGCGTCTGTAGGACTAAAACCTTCTTCTTTTAACTGTCCATCTATTGTTAAAGCTGAGACAGTCATAATTTGATCTGTACCAAACCATTCATTACTTGCTGCCCATTGTTCTGCCTTTGGATCTGGAGTAGGCTGTGGTTGATACTGTTGCTGTACAGGTTGTTGTGGTTGTTGTACAGGTTGTTGATCAAATTGTTGTTTCGTTACATTCAATGATTTTAAATCATTTTGTGCTTCGTTTAAAAATTCTTGAGCTTGTAATATCTTTGTAGAATCGCCTTCTTCATGTGCTGACTTATAAGCATTACGAGCTAATTCTAATTTATCTGTTAATTGTTTTTCACTTGCATCTAAACTTAATTTATTTACAGTATTAAATTGTTGCTGTGAATCATTTAACTTTTTATTTAACTCTTCATTTTGTTTTATTAGTTGAGCAAGTTGTTCATCTCTTTCTTTACGTTGCTTAACTAATTGACGTATTCTTTTTTGAGCTCCTTTTGTTTGAACACCTTCAAGCTCTGGAGGTGCTTCTTCTTTTACTTCTTCTTCTGGAGCTTCTTCTTTTGGAGTTTCCTCTTTTGTTTCAACAGGCGAAGGAGTTTCAACTTTTTCATCTTCTTCACCTTCTACTTCATATTCTACTTTTTCTTCTTTAGGAGCTGTAGTATCTACTTCACTCCATTCTTCTTGTTCTTGTTCCATTATGTTACCTTTCGTTGTTTACGAGACATACGACTTACGTACTTCTATTATTATATTATACACTAAATTTGTATATTAAGCAAATTTTATGTACTATATTTAGTTAAATTAAAAGTAGGATCTAAAAATTTAGGATCTTGTACTTTCATTATTACTTGATCATCATACAATAAAATCATCTTAACATTTTTATATTGTATCTTTTGACCAGCATGTTTAGCATAACAAACATAATCTCCTAATTGACACCAAGGTCCTTTAGGAAATTTTTCTTTATCAGCATAAGCAAGTTCACCTATTTTTAAAACTTTACCTATAGTTGTTAAATAAGACATATCGTCTTTAGTTGAGTTAGGTAGCAATATACCACCTTTAGTTTTTTCTTTTATTGATACAGGTCTTACGAGTACATGAAAACCTGGAAGTTCAGGTAAGACATCTGGAGTAGATTCATCTTCTTCTTCTGTTATCCACATGTCATTCTTAATTGAATTACCTAAATGTACCTGTTGCATTAGTCATCCTCTTCTTCGTATAATCTTTTTTTAACGATCTCTGTTAGTTTATTTCTGGACCATTCAATTCCATAAATATTACCAACAATTTGACGATAATGGGCAAAATTATCTGCTTGCCCATCACTTACATTATTTTTTAATTTATTAAGTTCGCTATTATATTCACTAACGACCTCATCCCAAATATCCATGTATTAGATTTCTGCACAAGCGTAGCAGTTAATTTCTAATCCAACAGATACTTCTTTAATAATTGGTGATTTCCACATTATCTTTTTCCTTTAGTTGGTGAAGGATATTTCCAAGACGAATCTTCACGTTGATTTAATACACCTTTTTTAGGTCTACTACCATAGTCACTTTGTGACATTTTAGTATAGTCACCATACAGACCACCATCTCCATTTGGAACATGAGTTGGGTATCCATTAGTCACACCCTTTTTTACAGGGTATGGTTTATTCCCTATTGGCATTACTTTCTCCTTTCATTTCTTCTTTAATTAAATCTGAGATAACATCAATAAGTTTAAAACTTCTATCTTTGGCATCCAGATTTTCCATTTGAGTAACTTTTTCTAAAGCACTCATACGAATTTTTTCCATATCTATTTCAGCTCTTTGATCTGCAATAACAGTTTTTGTCATAGCATCAATAGCTTTCATAGTTTGTTTACTTGCTCTATCAAGATCTGCTTTTTCTTTTTTCAGTAAAGCATCTTGACCAGCTTTACCAGATTCCACTAATAATTTAGCTTCTTCTAATTCTAATTTCTGTGCATCTATTGCAGAGTCTGCAGAATATTTTGCTGCAGTCTGTTGTAGTTTTTGTTTTTCTAATTCTACTTTAGCTTGTTCTAATGCAACCATTTGTTGTTCAGGTGATTGAGCTTGTCCCATAGCTTGATTAGCATTTAATACTTGTTGTGCTGCTGTAGCCATAGCTGCTTCTGCAACTTGAGGACCTTGCATTGGTTGTGGTCCCATTTGTTCTAAAGCCATACGTGTCATACCATTCATTTGTTCTTGGTATTTCATTACAGAATGTTCTTGTATATTTGCTTCAAGTATTGGTTTTAATCTTGCCATTATAGGATTAGCACCATTTTGAGGATCTTGTAAATATGCCATCTTTGTTTGTATATGAGCATCATGGTTTTGTCCTGCGAATGCTGCAATAGGCATTCCTTTTGTAGCAGCAACAATATCAGTTACAGGATCTGATGGTTGTGGTTCTTTCTTTGGTGGAAGTATTTCTTCCATATTAGGCATATTGGCAGAATTTAATATTGTTCTATTTAATGCTTCAAGATTAAACATACCAGGAGGTGATTGCTGTGCCATTTGTAATGCCATTTGTGCAATCATCATCCTATGTGCATTTGATGGAATGTTAGGATCTGATACTGGTATCACATCTACTCTACCATCAAAGTCTTGTTTTAATACACTTTTCTCAGCAAATGGTACTTCATAGGGATACTCTGAAGGTAGATAATCATAATTTATCTGTGCAAGTATTTTAAATTCATCTCTTTGAGATTTGTGTAATCTCTTATGAATAGCAGAGAAGAACTTGCTAGACGCTTCTAGTAATGCCATTGTTGTACCCACAGGTCCATAAGATGCTGCATCAGAAACAATTTGTTCTGTAGAGTCAGCAAACTTTTGACCTGTTTGAGTTATGAATTGAAGCATATTATATAGGGTAGAGGAAGGCTCTTTATAGGGGAGAGAGACAATAGCCTTGTTTAAATCTTGCCCTGTTGCTTCAACTTCTTTAAACTCACCTGGTGATATAGGTTCATTGTCACCAACGATTCTAACACCTTTTGCTTTGAAACCTCCTGGTAAGTTTGCGAATTGACCTGCATCCACTAAACTTCTCATGGCTGCAGTCGCAGTCATAGTTAAGTTTCCTAAGAAGTGCATGAGACCAAATCCATAGAAACTAAAGCCTGGTACGAATCTGTAATGAACAAAGTGAGACACTTTCTCTTGATTCTTATCATCCTTCTTATAGTTTCTACGAATGCTTAAAATTTGTTGTGATTTTTCTTCTACTGTTACAATATAAGGAAGAGCATAATCTTCTTCTATTTCTAAATAACAATGTTGTTCTAGTAATGTATATTGTGGATCATTTGTTGCTGTAGGAGACAAACCAATAATTGTATCCATTTTTTCTGAAAAAGATGTAGGTTGTGGATTTGTTGCTTCTGGTAATTCTACATCTCTATAGATTCCTGATCGTATATCTTTTGCTAACTCAACAGGACTTCTATATATAACATGTGTATATCTATCTGCTTTACGTAAATTAGATGCATAATAAGAAACATAGAATTGATCAATAGGAACAAATTCAGATACTGGTCTTTTTAAATTAGCATCATAATAAACTTTTTTAAATGCTGATCCAATCAAAGGGAGGTGGAACAGCATTCTTTCAAACTCATCAAAGTATTCAGGCATTTGCTCTGTTGTTTGATAGTTCATAAACTCTTGTACACGATTAGCTTGATCTTCTCTTTCAGGAGTAGACTTACCTAATATCTGTGTTTTAACTGGACCTGCTGGTGGAAATAATTCTTGTATAGCTTTTGATTGAAACTTAACAGCAGATTCTATTAACATAGGATGTACTGCTGTACATGCACCTTCAAATGGTTCTGCAGTTTCTTCTATCTTTAAACCTAGAAGATCAAAACCTTTTTCAAACATTGCTTCCCATTCAGAACGAGACTCTTTGTCTGCAGTATAATTATCTATAACATCTGCTGCAATAGTTTCTTGATCTTCATCTTCTACTGTATCTGTAAGATCTCCATACCATTCTTGTATAGATTCTTCAGCTTCCATTTCTACAACACCTGTAAAGTCTACAGTAACACCACCATCATCTTCCATCTCAAATGTTGGTGCACCTTCTATCATCTCTTCAGGTGTAGGCATTTGAACTACATTAGTTATTTCTTCTCTAATTTTTTCAAATGGATTTTTTTCTGTTGCCATTATATAAACCTTTGGGTGTTATAATTTTTATTATAATTTTTCATTACTCTTCCCCCTCGTTTGTTATTCTGTGTATTTATTTTACCTAAATTAATTTTTATTAATTGCCCTTCACCTGGTCCAGAACCAAACCATTTTCCAACTTTTCTTATAGTATGATAACCTTCACCTCTTAATGCTGCTCCACCTATTTCTTTAAACATTTTTGCTACATCTGAAAAAGATTCTATTCTATCTGAATCATTAAAATTAAATCTATCTGTAATAATAACATTATCATTTTTATCTACTTTTATACTTGCTCTTCCTAAAGTTGTTTTTAAATTAAAATTTTTATTACTAATATTTGGTAAACCTTTTTTATTATATCTAACACCTGCAAATGCATCTTCTTTATCTGTAATTTTATAATCTTCATAGTCAATTATATTTTTACCTTCTTCTATATTTTTAAAAGCTATATCTTTTAATATATCTTTATATTCTTTATTTAAATTTTTTTCTGTAAAAACTTTAGTATTATCACCTATATTAAATACATCTTGTGCCATTAATCTTACATTTGGTGGAACCATATTAATAATTTTTCCAAAACTAAAATCTTCTCTATCTTCATTATCTTTAACAACATCTTCAGTATCAGCTTGTATTTCTTCATTATCTATATCTTTATTTTGATTCATAGCAATTAAATCTGGTAAAGATAAATTAAAACTTTCTAAACCTCGTTGTTTGGAATTTACATTTTGTTGATTGTTAAAAAGGGAACTTAGACCAGTATTCATTATATATTTTTCTCTCTCTCTCTTTTTCTAAATTTCTTATCTTTATACGACTTAGCTGTCTTTGTTTTTCTTTATGTTCATAATAATCTACGTTAGGATCGTATTTATTAGTGATAGTTATGGTGTGATTTTTTTTGTTAATATCACACTCTTTTTTCATATCTATTATTATACCATTAAGTTATATTAAATGCAAGTTATATTAATCTTTGTGTATTATAATTTTTATGATAATCTTTTAATACTGTACCACCTTTAGCTTTCATTGGATTAGGATCAGACCAATCTTTTACTTTTGAAAATTTATCTTTTATTTGTGTAGGATATAAAAGCATTAAACTATCTTTATCTATAGGTCCTTCATGTTTATTTTTATAAACAAAAGAATTAAAATTATTATTTTTTCCCCATTCTCTTAATTTAGTAAGCCAATAAACTTTACCTGCTTTTGTATTAAAAAAATATTCATCACTTCCTAAAATTTCATTTTTACGTTCATATTTTATTGCATCATTATAAATTTTATTAAAATCATTTTTTAATTTAGTTGGTAATTTTAAGTTATCTATTTCTTTTTTCCAATTTCTAGGATCTGAAAATCTATTTATATCAGGAATACGTAAAGACTTAACATTAGGATTTAATGAACCTAAATATGTTATTGCATCTTCTGAATCTTTAACAATTACATTTGATGTTTTAGGATCTGTTGCAACATGTATACCTATATCTGCTTCAGGTGCTTTTCTTCCAGTAGGATCAAATAATCCTTTCTCTTCAATTTTTTTTAAATTTTTAGAAGATGTTCCATGAAATATATCTATAAGATCATCTACTTTTTCTACACCTTTATCAACAACTTTCTGTGCACCTTTAGATACAACTTTTCCAAAAGGTAAAGCTGCTACTAATCCTAATCCAGCTTTAGGTATACCACTTATATTTCCTTCTAATAGATCTTGAATACCTTCACTATATTCTCCTAGACCATATCCAGGACCAATATTCTCAGCAAGAAACATAAGTAGATCTTGTGCAGATCCTTCTGAACCTACATCTTGATTACCTATACCATATTTTAATGAACTTAAACCATCTGCCATAATCTTATTATAACATTAAACTCGCCAGTATGCAACCTTTTTTTCTCTTGGTTCATCTTCCCACTCTGGATCTTCAGGATGTGATAGATGCCAAGACTCTTTTACATAGTGTATAGCCATAGTCATTGCGTCAACTTGGTCATCATGTGCAGCATTAGGAAAACGTAACATTTCTTCTAATAAGTCTTCTGACCACTTTTTATTTTTAGGAAACCATACTTTACCTGCTTCCATCATAGGAGTCGCTGCATAGACTCTGGATACCTTATCTCTATCAGGTAAATATTCTAACACAGGTATACCAGCTCTACGCATATCTTGTATTAATGATTGTCCTGATGCTTTCTTTTCTACCATACAGACATCAGGTCTATGTTCTTGATATAACATTTGTGTCATACGTCTGAGTTCTGGATATTCAAATCTTCCTTTAATGTTTCCTAATAAAATAAGATTACCTTGAAAAGATTCTATACCTTCTTCACTTTCATCATACATAGAGAATATACCCCATGTCTGAATAACACTATAATCTGCTGTTGTCTTGGTAGAAAACGCTGTATCATACGTTTGTAGTATAAAATCACAAGGTGGTGGTTCACTATATTCCCACCATCTTAACCATTTCTTTTTTATTAACCCACCTTCATCTGGTGTGGGATCTTGCATATACAATGCATTCCAGTATCGTGCACCATTTGAAGCTTTAATCTCATGTTCATCTACACGTAGTACTTCATCTGGTTTCCATTCAGGAAAATAACTAGAACCTACTGGTAAATTTAATAATTCTGATGCTTCTTCATCAAGCCATGCTGGAATACGTACAACTTCCCAGGGAATAACATCATAATCCCCCATATTCTCTTCTTGTTTTAGTAACCATCCACAGAGATCATCATAATGATAACGAGTATTAATAATAAGTATAGAACCATTAGGCATTATACGTGTTCTTAGTCCTGCTGGATACCATTCCTTAACGTATCTTCTGCCTGCTTCAGAGTATGAGTCCTCTTCTGACATGACATCATCAAGGATCGCAATGTGTGCACCTCTTCCTGCAATCTGGGATCTAACCCCTGCAGCATAATACTGTCCTCCTTTGTTTGTTTTCCATTTTCCTGCTGCTCGTACATCTGAACGTAAGGACACTCCCTTGAAAATAGTTTGAAACTCTTCAGCATTAACCAAATCTCTGACAGAACGACCAAAATCGCTTGAAAGCTGGTCACTATGGGAAACAGTAAGTATTTCATGTTCTGGATTCCTTCCAATATACCATGCAGGAAACAATTTAGAACAGATAACAGACTTAGAAGACCTAGGTGGTAGAAAGACCATAAGTCTTTTTATCTCACCAGACTCTAATTGACGTAATTTGTCAGACAAAACCTCTATATGCTTACCCATTTTAAAGTCTGAAACAAGCATTGGAGCCATTTGTTTAACAAATGTAAGAAAATCACCTTTAGATTCTTGTTGAATTTTAAGATTTAGGTAGGTATTAAGGTTAACAAGACCTGAAATGTCTTCATTAGTCTCTATAGTATCTATAGTTTCTATGATTTTGTATCCTTATTGTATGTTATTATATGTTTTAATAAGAAAAAACAAATAAAAACAAAAAACAATGTACTTATGGTTTTAGTAACTTTATATATTATATATAATTATACACTATTCCCCACTTAATTGTCAAGTCTTTTTTTATTTTTTTTGTTATTCCTATTTTTACCCTTGTATTTTTGGTACATATATGGCACATACAAATATACTGACACACCTACCCCCTGATTTTTTTGGGTAGGAGTATCTATTGAGACTGAGAATCATTCTCATAGTATAAAAAAGATACCTTAGAAATCCTTTTATTATTTTGTAGGTGAATACAGTTTAAAAAACTATATAGAATGGAAAAATATAGGCGTGTTTATTTCTATAATGGAAACTATTAATCTCATAAATTGTCACTATGGAACATTGATAATATAAACTATCCCAATAAACTAGCGTTAATTCTTGCCCTATTTCTAAACCTTATAAACCTATATAAAAACAGTATTAAACCTATAAAGAATTTAAAGCCCCCTAGAGGGCTCGAAATTAATTTAGTAATATTGAAATATTTACTTGCATTAATTTTGTAAGTCTTTATATTAATAATTGTAATATATGCACCTTATGGTTTAAGCTCTGATTATTACAGCTTTAAATGGCAAGGCTAGAGATACCCCCATTACTAAATATTAAAATAACTTTTCATTAATCTTAAAAAAAGGAATATTAAAATGGCTAAAGTAATAAATAAAAAAGTGAAAAAATTAGATTTAACACAAGCAAATATATGCGTTCAAAAATTTGCCTCTAATTCTAAAGATAGAAACAAGGTAGAGGAACAGCTTGGAAGTTTAGTTTTTTTAGATGTAGTTAACATTGCAACCACTTGCACCTATTATCCAAAAAATAAACGAGATTGGATAAAACATATTAAAGGTGAATTAATGGGCAAGAAGTTAAATAGAAATGAGGAAGTAACATCTAAATATTTGAAAAAATTATTTACCTGTTGCAATCATGAAATAACTAGAAAACTTCTAGGTGTTAATTGTTCTGAGACTAGAGCTTTTAAACTTTTTAAAGAGGCTGGCATTGATAGTCGAGGAAGTTTAGAAACATTAATCGAGGCTAATAAACCTAAAAGAGAACAAGTTAAAAAGACTACTAGCAAAAAAGATAAAGCTAGTACATCTAATAAAAATGAGGATATGAAAAATTTATCTGATAAAGATTTCCAGATAGAAATTTCTAAATTAATTAAATCTAGGCAATGGAAAGATTTAACAGCCCTTAAAAATATACAATCTGATATAATGGACATTCAGAAATCTATCATGGATAATGGCTATAAATCAACCATGCAAAAAGTTAGTTAAAAATTAAAGCTCTTAACATTAATTTGTTAGGAGCTTTTTTTTTGCTTAATTTTCAAGCCCTCTAGGGGGCTTCAAATTTGTGGTGAATACAAAGATTTGTGGTGAATACAATCTTAGGTGAACACAGACTCAAATACAAGATATAGTATTATCGCTTGACAGT